TCTATACGAATCAGTTAAGAAATTATTCTCGCACTCGTAATGTGAATTTTGAATTTAGAACTTATGAGTTCTATCAGGCCCGGCATATAGCGGCCTATGGATCCTAAGTTTGAACAAAGCCTAGCTCTAGGCTAATAAATTGAGCAACATCTAGCTCTAGATGTATAAAATTGAGCAAACTATGATTGGTCTAAAATATCAATCGTTTCAAAGATCTTCATGTTCAGGGAAAGCTGAGCGACTAGGTTCAGGTTATGAACCAACCTTAGTCAAGCTCTAGACTTTAAATTGAGTTTTCCGGATCAAAGGAATGGACGTAGTGCGTGTTCAAGCACTACGGATCTCGTTGATCTATATTGAACATTTAGTGGTTGTCAGATAATCGTGTTGACAACAGACTTTGAATCGATTGCAGAACATAAAAGTGATGCAAAGGACCATATTGTCCTAGGAGGAGAGGAGCAGGATCGTCGGATGGAGAATGTTGATAATAACACTCAATTCGATGCGAATGAAAATATTGTTGTAAAGCGTGAGTTTCAAAAACTCATGCTTTTCGACAAGGTTTATATAAATCAAGTTCCAACGAAGATTTTGGATCGTTGGGTGCCTTTAGGAGCTGGATTGATAAATGGAGCACATCCGTTGTTAATCTATACTCCTTTTGACACTCTTCTGAACACAGACTATATAAAACAAGCGCTTAAAACGTTTTTTTATATGAGAGCAAAAGTGGAGCTTAAGGTCGTTTATTCGACCTCGATATGGAATTATGGAGCAGTATTTATTTCAAACATATCTGGAGGATCATCAGCAATAGTTACTAATAATTATGCGTGGTTTAATTCTGCAGTGCCCGGAACATCGGGAGCAAGTTATGGAAAGGTATTGTCTCACAATCCAATAATATTGGACCTGAGTCAACAGGAGGAGATAGTTTTTGATCTTCCGTGGATATCACCAGCAAACTATTTGTCGTTGAAAGCTTTTTATGATTCGTCAGATCCTGCAAATACAACGACGATAAATTTTGCCGATAATATGTTTTGATTTGCGATGTATCAAACATTGCCAACGGGAGCATTAGA